CCCTAAAAATGGCTTAGGTATGCGATTATTCGCATAGGGTCAACAGGGTCAACAACTTATATATATAAGTATATTGAATTATAGAGATTATAGAAATTACGAACCTTAAAAAAATTTATAAATCCTATATTCAATGATAGTCTATAGAAAATCTGTTGACCTTGTTGACCCACAAGCCAAAAATCCCATACTTATGGGACAAATGGGGGTCAACAGATTTACAACAAAGAAAGGAATTTATAGAAATGCAAGAGGCAAAGGTAGAAAAATACCTAATAAGATATGTGAAAGATAAAGGTGGGCTATGCCTAAAGTTCATATCTGCTAGTATGAGAGGTTTGCCGGATAGAATAGTAATACTTCCACAAGGAAAAATTTTCTTTGTGGAACTAAAGGCAAAGGGTAAAAAGCCAAGACCGGAACAGACAAGAGTACATAAACTTTTTTCTTCTCTGGGTGTAAAGGTTTATACTGCCGACAGTAAAGAAAAGGTAAGGAGTGTTGTTGATGAAGTTTATTCCTCATAAGTATCAGAGTATGGCAATAGAGAAAATTTACAACACACCAAGATGTGGACTTTTTCTTGATATGGGACTTGGTAAGACCGTAATAACATTAACAGCCATCGAGGACCTAATTTACAATCAATTTGAAATATCAAAGGTTTTAGTTATTGCACCTTTAAGAGTTGCAGAAGATACATGGAGCAGAGAGTGCGAAAAGTGGGACCACCTAAAAGATTTAAGTGTAGTAAAGATTTTAGGCTCACCTAGAAAAAGAAGATTAGCTTTAGCACAAGAGGCTGATGTTTATATTATCAATCGTGAAAATGTTGTGTGGCTGACTAATGAACTTTCAAGCGTTGGTGATGGTCGGTTCTTTGATATGGTGGTTATTGATGAACTTTCTTCCTTTAAGTCACCAAAAGCACAAAGGTTTAGAGCATTAAGAAAGTACATTACACGAAGTAAAAGAGTTGTTGGACTTACCGGTACACCTGCACCAAACGGATTAATTGATTTATGGAGTCAGATGTACCTTATTGACAGTGGGGAAAGGTTAGGTAAAACTGTTTCAGGTTATCGTGAAAGATATTTCACACCTAACCAGAGAAACCAAACAACCATTTTCAATTACAAGTTAAAGGAAAATTCAGAAAAGGCTATTATGGATAAAATTTCAGACATATGCGTGTCTATGAAAGCAGAGGATTGGCTTGATATGCCTGAAAGAATTGATTCGATTATCAGCGTTAAGATGACACCTGAGCAACAACTGGCATATGAAAAGTTTGAACATGATAGCTACATAGAGTTTGCAGAGGGTGAAGTAAATGCAACTACTGCCGCAACCTTAACAAACAAACTGTTGCAGTATAGCAACGGTGCTATGTATATGGAAAATGGCAGTTATGTGGTGGCTAATAATCAGAAGTTAGATGCACTTTCTGAATTACTCGATACTGCAAACGGTAAACCTATCTTATGCTTTTACAGTTTCAGACACGACCTTGAAAGGATAAAGGAAAGGTTTAAGTTTGCCAAAAAGCTGGAAAGTTCAGCAGATATTGAAAGTTGGAATAAGGGAGAAATTCCATTACTCTTAGCACACCCTGCCGGTGCAGGTCATGGACTTAACTTACAAGCCGGTGGCAACATTATTGTGTGGTACGGTTTAACATGGAGTTTGGAACTTTACCAACAGGCTAATGCAAGACTATATAGACAAGGTCAGCAGAACGCAGTGATTATCCATCACTTAATTACAGAGGGTACTTGTGATGAAAGAGTTTTGAACAGCTTACAAGGTAAAGCAAATGTACAAGAGGACCTATTAAAGTCCCTTAAAGCAAAGTATGAAAAGTAAAGGAGAAGAATATGGAAATTAAGAAAGTATGTGCAGTATGTGGCAAGGAGTTTACTGCAAGAAACCACAATGCAAAGTATTGTTGTTATGAGTGCAAGAAAAAGCATACAAGAGAGTATGAAAGAAATCTCCGTAACGAAAAGGCGAAAGCCTCAAAGCAATCACGAGAACATAACCTTAACCGTACTTTGTACAATTTACATAAGTACAACGAAGAAAACGGAACAAGGTTAAGCTACGGTCAGTATAGAGCTAAGATTGAAAGTGGGGAGATTGCTATATGAGTAGAAAATGTGAAACTAGTTTGTATGATTATTATATGCATACATTATATGCAACATATCATACAACCAATGATGATACAATGGTTGAAATAATAGAACCTTTATCGGAGCAATCCGAGATTTGGATTGTACAAAACTGTGATACTGAAATGTTCTTTTTAGCTCACAGAAGTCAATTAGATGATATTCATTATTATGTATAATCTAAATAGTGAATATAATTACTAACTATGACTATTTCAAGTTTGCGGAAGGATGTGAAACAATGAACGCTAAAGAGTACCTTAATCGTGTAAGGTTTGCTGATATAAGCATTAATACTAAGAGTGATGAACTGTATCACCTAAAGCTAAAGTCATTACAAGTAAGTCCACAGAGCCAAGGTGAAAGGGTACAGAGTTCCGGTAGTGGTGGTGACTTTACAAAGATTATTGATAAGATTGTTTTATTGCAAGACAAAATCAATGAAGAAATTGCCGGACTTGTAGAATTAAAGGAACAAGCCAGAACCCTTATACATAGGCTGACTGATGAACGATATAAAACAGTTCTGACAGAGTATTACCTAAATCATAAAACATGGGAGCAGGTAGCTGATTGCATGAATTATGATTTGAGATATGTGTACAAGGTTCATGGCAGAGCCTTACAAGCTTTTTCAGAAGTTTTAAAAGAGGACATTAAAAGACACCCTAACCAGTGCTATAATGATATTATGGAAAACCGAAAGAGATAGATAAGATTGCAAGAATGATTTTCACTTCTACTATTCCTCTTGTAAAAAATTCAGCATTACCCACCTAATCACTTAGGTGGGTTTTGTTGTGAAATTGCACATACATAATAATTATTACTTGTGCGTTTATACAAAATTTGACAAATTACTTTATTTTGTTATTTTATTTCGATATAATAACATATGAGGTGATAGTAGATGTCAAATAAGGTAGAATTTTTTCTATGTACCTTTATTAAAAAAGATTGTGAAGGTACATATTTCAAAAATAATGATTACTATAAAGGTGATCTAAAAAAATTCTTTGAAGGTTTGTACGATATTTTTGATAGAAAAGATACAAAGAAAATTCTTTCTCGTAATATTTCCGGTAAGAATTTAGTTGTATCAAGATTTAATAAAAATCAAAGTGAATATATATCAATTCCATTTGGTAAACTAAAAAAAGGTGTAACTTTTCATATGGTTGATGACACTTTACAACAACTAGATACAAAATTATTTGAAGTAACTTCTATGGTTTTTGATACGGTGAAAAATATAGCCATCATAACCAAGAATCGATTAGGTCCAAATTATACTCAAATTGAAGAGTATTTGAATTCTTTTATACCAAAAGATTTTGAGTACAAGATAAAAATAGTACCTTTACTTGAGGATATTAGCATAAAAAATGTGGGTACACCAAAGTACATTAAAAAAGTAGATTTGAGATTACGATTAGATGATTCTACTAAGAAACAATATGGTACAGGTTTAAAATCCAATAAAGGACAAATTAATTCTTTCGTTGATTATTCAACGAATCAGTTGAATTCAACTGATATTTCTATATCTTTTGGATTCCATTATGGCAAAAAAGAAGATTCTTTGGACATTGAATGTGTTAAGAATCTTATTGAAGAATTGGAACTTAATGAAGAAATTATTAATCAAATTACTTTGGAATATTATAATGGTGAGAAGAAAAAAACTGCACTTTATAAGAATAGTAGTCTTATAGTTGATTATTATTTTGATTTTAGAGGGGAGTATCTGCCTTCTGAGTATTTGCTAAATAATTGTGAGGCAGCATTTCAAAGCGAGGTTATGAGATATCGACCAAGAATGATTGAAATTAAGTCGAACGAGAAATCTATTTCGCAAGTAATGGGACCCTTAAAACTTGATTGGAATCCGACAGAATCATTTGAAGACTAATTTATATAATAAAAAAGGGGGGAGATATTATTAAAACTTTTTTTAGAAATTTTAAAATAGAGATTTTCTTCACTTTAGGATTTATTATATTTTTACTAATATGTATGTTTTGTCAAAATAGTATTTGGTTAAGAAGTACAGGTGACTTTTTAGAAAAATATTTAGATAGTGATAGATTGGGATATATTATAAGCATTTTCTCCATTGTAATAGGTTTTTATTTAACTATTGCAACCATTGTATCATTATCAATTATTAATGTTAGTAAAGCGATACTATTATCACAGTCTGATGAACCTATATTGATGTTAATTATGTTGGGTATTTCAGAAAATTTATTATGTGTTCTTTTATGTACACTTATTAGTGATTTTTCGTCAGTTTTTGTTAGCTTTATTATTTTGTATTTTTTAGTGATTTCTATTATAACTTTTATAAAATTTATAAATTTTATAAGATCCCTATTTGTCACAAATATGAAATCTATGAAAGAAGAAATAAAGGTAAAAGAGTATAATGAACAGGAACTGTTCATTACTCTTGAAAAGATTGAGAAAAATACAAGGAAACAGGATAAATAATATTGAAAAGGTTAAGCATTGCTTAGCCTTTTTCTTTTGCATTTTAATTTAATAAAGAGAGGTGGTGACGGTGGCAAAGGGAAAATATCAAAAGTGGTTACTAAAGGAAAATTTATTATTGCTGGAGGGTTGGGCTAGAGATGGTTTAACTGATGAACAGATAGCAAAGAATATGGGTATTTCAGTTAAGACTTTATATAACTATAAAACAAACCATTTACCGATTTTACAAGCCTTAAAAAAGGGTAAAGAAGTTGTTGACTATGAAGTTGAGAACGCTTTGCTTTCATCAGCACTAGAGGGCAATACAACGGCTCAAATCTTTTGGCTTAAAAATAGACGACCTGATAAGTGGAGAGATAAGCAGAAAGAAGAAACAGACACAACGGCACTTAATAAGCTGGATAATATTTTGAAAGAGATTAAAGATGATGCACTAAGGAGTACAAAGAATGGGTTACACAAATAAGCAAAAAGAATATATTGTAAATGCTACCCATAGATGGAACATAAAGAGTGGTGCAGTTCGTTCCGGTAAAAGTTTTGTTGATGTTACTTTTATTGTACCTATGAGAATTAGGGAGAGAATAGGCAAAGACGGACTTTGCTTTATTATCGGTGTATCTAAAGAAACTATTGAGAGAAATGTACTTCAGCCAATGAGAGAACGATATACTTCTGATGTTGTTGGAACAATCAACAGTCGCAACATTGCTAAAATCTGTGGTGAAGATGTTTATTGTTTAGGTGCTGAAAAGGTTAGTCAGGTTGCAAAAATTCAAGGTGCTTCAGCTAAATATATTTATGGTGATGAAGTAGCAAAGTGGAATGAAGATGTATTTGCTATGCTAAAGTCAAGACTTGATAAGCCTTATTCTTGTTTTGACGGTAGCCTTAATCCTGAACACCCTACTCACTGGCTAAAGCAGTTTATTGACAGTGATGCAGATATTTATTTGCAAGAGTATACAATCTTTGATAATTCCTTTTTGTCTAAAGAATTTGTACAAAACTTGTGTAATGAGTATGAAGGTACTATCTATTATGATAGATTGATTTTAGGCAAGTGGGTTCGTGCCGAAGGTGCTATTTATCGCAAATTTGCAGACAATCCAAAAGCGTATTATTGTAAGCTGGTAGAGAGAATAAACCCTGATTTACCATACAAACAGATACTAAAAAGCTCTTTACAAGAAGTAACTATTGGTATTGACTTTGGTGGTAATAAGTCAGGTCATGCGTTTGTTGCTACCGGTACAACTGATAATTACAGTGAGCTGGTGGCAATTAAAAGTATAAGGCACTTTGGAGAATATGATAGTAACGATTTAGACAGACTGGCTATAGAATTTGCACAGTCTGTTTTTGATATGGTAGGAAAAGTTGATTATGTTTATTGGGATAATGCCGAAACTGTTTTAGGTAGAGGTATAAAAAGAGCCTTTGAAAAGAAATTTCCTAATGTTATTGTTAGACCGGCTAGGAAAAAGCCTATACAAGACCGTATTCAATGTGCTTTGCGACTTATGGGAGCAGATAGGTTCTTTATTACTGATAGTTGTGGAAGCCTAAAAACGGCACTTACAGAGGCAGTATGGAACGATAAAAAGCTAAATGATGAAAGGCTTGATGACGGATCTACCGATATTGATAGTCTTGACGGTTTTGAGTACACCTTTGAAAGAAATATGAAAAGGTTTATAAAGGTGGGATAAAATGGGACTTATAAATTTTTTGAAAGGAGTGTGGAGCAGAGTGTTTCCAACAAAGCTAAGAAGTATTAAGAATGCACTTAATATTGATATTGCTTTAACTGATGAAATGTTAAAGTCTATTGATGTGTGGCAGAACAGTTATTCAGGCAGAGCCTTGTGGCTTGATGAATATCATGTTGTCAGTTTAAGACTTGAAAAGTCCATTGTAAGAGAATTTAGCAATGTTTCTTTGTCTGAAATGACTTCAAGTGTCAGTTACAAGCCACTTGATGAAATATACAAGAAAGCAATTAGAAACATTAACACACACTTTCAAAGAGGTTTAGCCACCGGTGCTATGATTATAAAGCCTTTAGGTGGCAGTAAAGTTCAGTTTGTTTCTGCCAATGCCTTTATACCTGTTGAATATGATACTGACGGAAGACTGATTAAAGTTATATTTCCTGAATTTAAAAAGCTAGGTAACAAGTTCTATACAAGACTTGAATATCACGACCTAGATAAAGACAAGGGACTGACAATTACTAATTCTGCCTATGTGTCTGACAGTGAAAGCACATTAGGCAATAAGATACCATTAAGCAGTATTGAAGAATGGGCAGACCTAGAAGAAAGTATCACATATCCCACAATGAATAAAACTGCTTTCGGCTATTATCGTAACCCTATTGACAATGATATTGACGGCTCTATGACTCCTATTTCTATATTTGATTCAGCGTTGCCAATTATTCAGAAAGCAGATATTCAGTTTGGTAGGCTTGATTGGGAGTTTGAAAGTGGAGAAAGAGCTATACACATTGATGAATCAGCACTAAAAGGTAATAGAGTAGCAAAGTTAAATAAAAGGTTATATCGTAGTGTTGACCTTGATGATAATGAGGGAATTCTACAGGACTATTCACCGACAATCAGACAAGTTGATATTAAAGCCGGACTTGAGGCATACAAAAGAGAAATTGAGTTTTCTGTTGGTCTTGCTTATGGTGACTTGTCCGATCCGGCAACAGTGGCAAAAACTGCAACGGAAATTAAGTCGGCTAAAGACAGAAAGTACAACACAGTCAATGCAATTCAAGAAAATTTAAAGGATTGTATGGAGGACCTTGTGTATGCTTTAGCTTTTTATAATTCAATGACTACAAGTGGTTACAAGTTTGTTTGTGATTTTAAGGATAGCATTAAGACAGATGAAGAAACAGAAAGAAATCACGATATACAGGACCTTAATCTAGGTATCTTAAGACCTGAGGAATACAGAGCAAAGTGGATGGGTGAAGACATTGACACAGCTTTACAGAACCTACCACAAAAAGCTGAGGTGATAGAATGAGTAATTCAATTATTATTACAACAATTATTTGTGTTACAGTTATTGTACTGGCTTTTATAGGTAAAGATTAATGCAAATTACTGAGAAGGATATAGAGTCTGTTCCTCAGCCTATTGTGAGCCTTTTTAATGACCTGGAACAAACTATTATGCTTGACATTATTAGACGGTTACAGGCTAATAATAAGGAGATTACAAGGTCAGCAGATTGGCAAATTAACAGACTTTATGAATTGGGAAAAAGTAAAGAAGAAATAAAGAGTTATATCAAGAACACCTTGAACCTATCTGATGAACAGATAGACAAGGTGTTTTCTAATGCTATAAGAAGTGGTTATGCAAGAGATATAAGCCTTTATGAAACAGTAGGTAAAAGTTTCATACCATATGAAGATAACTTACAACTTCAACAACTTGTTACATCAATGATAACTCAGACTAAAGGAGAGCTAAAGAACATTACCGGTTCTTTAGGCTTTGCACTTAGAGAGCCTAACTCAACTAAGCTAACATATACACCACTTACAGACTACTACCAAAGCACTCTTGACAAGGCAATAACTCAGATTGCAACAGGTGCATTTGATTACAATACTGTACTGGGAAATACAGTGAAAGAAATGACTAACTCAGGACTAAGGTACATTGACTATGATAGTGGTTACAGCAGTAGAGTATCGGTAGCAGTAAGGAGAGCAGTCCTTACAGGTTATAATCAGGTAGTGGCAAATATCAATGAGAGTAATGCAGAAAAACTTGAAACAAACTATTTTGAAACTACTTATCATAGTGGTGCAAGACCTACCCACCAACCTTGGCAAGGTAGGGTGTATAGCAAGGAAGAGTTAGTTTCAGTTTGTGGACTGGGTACAGTAACAGGGCTTTGTGGTGCTAACTGTTATCACAACTATTATCCATTTATTAAGGGTGTATCGGAAAGGACTTATACAGATGAAGAACTAAACCGAATGAACCAAGAAGATAATGAGAAAAGAGAGTTCAGAGGTAAAAGCTACACAAAGTATGAGGCTCTGCAAAGACAAAGAAAACTAGAAACCATAATGAGAGCAGAAAGACAAGAAATAAAACTGCTTACAGAGGGTGGTGCCGGTGAAGATGACCTAATGGCAGCCAATGCACGGTACAACAAAACCTCAGACGAATATGCAAGACTTTCAAAGGCTATGAACCTACCACAACAAAGACAAAGAATAAATATTGACGGACTGGGAAACATAGGTGCTAAGCTAGATAAAAGTAATAAGGTGGCTAAGAGTAACGGTACAAAGACTATTGAAAATGGTGTACATAAACTTTCTGATTCCGGTGACAACACCAACTTTGAAAAAACTATACAAAACAGTAAATCAAATATTGAAAAAAGTAACGATAGTGGTATAATAGAATTTGAAAAAGGTGTAACTAAAGATGTTAAGAAAATCTTTAATACTGAATATGAGAATATGCAACAGAAGTTTGGTAACATATCTACCATATCTTCTGTTGGTGTTCTTAGAGATAGTAATTTGAGTACATATGGCTCATACAATGATAATTCAAGAGAATTAGTGTTAAGATTTGCTAATAAGAAAAGTTTTGTATCAGAACACACTAAAAAAGCAAAGAAAATGAACAAGTCCGGTGAATGGTCAACTGCACATTATTTACACGCTATAAGGCACGAAATAGGTCATGCAATTCAGCTTGAACATAAACTGAATGACCCATTGTGGAATGAAAAATTAAAAGCAATACAGGATATAATGCGTTCATTACCTGAATATGATAACAATAAATTTAAAGGTAAATATACCGTATCAAAATATGCTATGCAAGATATAAATGAATTTATATCTGAATGTATTGCAGAAAGTATGAATAAGAAGGCAAAATACACATCTAAGCAAGTTGCAAATATCATTAAGGGGGATAAATAATTATGACTGAGATATTTAATAAGTATATAAAATGGTCTCATTTGGATAATACTTGTCATAGACGGCTAAATAAAGATGCCCCGGAATACATTAAAGATGAAGTAAGAAAACTTGATGATGAGTATTATAAAAAAACAGGAAGGCATAAAATGATTGTTGATTATGATGATGAATAACGATTGTCTAGACTATTAGTTTTTATACTTTTTATGTTTCGTGACAAAATACTGCTACTTAAGCACTTTACATTTTGTAAGGTGCTTTTTTTATACCCAAAATTACAAATATTGACCGTTCCTAAGTCGTTAAACTAAGGATAGAAAGAGGTGCTACCTCGTTAAAAAGCGTATCGAAAGGAGCTATTATGCAAAGAAAATTTTTAGAAGATTTAGGACTTGATAAGGATAATATTGATAAGGTTCTGAATCAGTACAACCAAGATTTAGAAAAGGCTAAACAACCACTTATTGTGGAAAGAGATAGCCTAAAGGATCAGCTAGAGACTGCACAAGATGCACTAAAAGAATTTGATGGGGTTGATGTTAAGGACTTACAAGGTAAAATTGATAGTCTTAACACAGAACTTGCAAACAAGGACAAAGAGTACAAGGATAAAATTTCAGATATGGAGTTTACTTCTGTACTTGATACGGCTTTATCAAAAAGTGGTGCAAAGAACAGTAAAGCTGTTAAGGCTTTGCTTGACCTTGACAACCTTAAAACATCAAAAAATCAAGCAGAAGATATTGAAAAGGCTATCAAGGATGTAAAGACAGAAAATGACTACATGTTCAAGTCAGATGAGCCTTTCAAAAATCCGGTAAAGAACACCGGTAACACAAATATTAAACCTGAATCAATGTCAGCCATTAGGTCTGCTATGGGTTTAGGTGAACCAAAAGAAAATAATTAATTAAGAAAAGAGGTTTTATTTTATGGCAAATACTATTGAATTAGCAAAATCCTATGTGCCACTTCTTGATGAAGTGTATAAGAATTCTGCACTCACTTCTGAGCTGGACGGTGCATCAGAACTAGCACAAGCCGGTGCTAATGCTAACGAACTGATTATTCCAATGATTGAAATGGACGGTCTTGCTAACTATGACCGTAACAGTGGTTATATTAACGGTGATGTAACTATTAAGAATCAGACAGTAGCTTGTAACTACGATAGAGGCAGAAAGTTTACGGTTGACAGTATGGATAATATTGAAACTGCCGGTATTGCATTTGGCAGACTTGCAGGTGAGTTTATCCGTACTAAGGAAGTACCTGAACTTGATGCATTTAGATTTTCTACATACTCAGGTATCAAGGGTATTTCTTCTGCATATGGTAGCCTTTCTACAGGTGACAGTATTATCAAGGCCCTTCGTACTGCTACTGCAAAGATGGATGATGACGAAGTACCTACAGATAACAGAATTCTGTACATTCGTTCAGACCTTTACGGTGTAATTGATGATATGGATACAACAAAGTCAAGAAAAGTGCTTGAAAGATTTTCTAAGATTGTTCCTGTACCATCATCAAGATTTATGACTAACATTACACTAAATGACGGTAAGACCAGTGGTCAGGAAAAAGGTGGTTATGCTAAGTCAGCTAAATCTGTTGATATTAACTTTGAGATTATCCATAAGTCAGCAGTAATCCAGTACACCAAGCACAAAGTACCTAAGATTATTGACCCTAACGCAAACCCTGATGCAGATGCATGGACTTTTGGTTATCGTAATGTTGGTATTGCTAGGGTGTATCAGAACAAAGTAGCAGGTATCTACTGTCACACAGTAACACAGAACACAGCTACTCAGTCAGTATCTGTATAAGAGGTAAAGCAGTATGATGATTTATGCAAATATGGATTTTTATAAAAATAAATATCAAGGTGCAGTCATTAATACTGCTAACCCTTATGTTTATTTCCGTAAAGCAACTAACTATATTAGGCACTATACTTGTGACAACATTGATGAGGGCGATATACCTGAACAAGTAAAAATGTGTTGTTGTGAAGTAGCTGAACTGCTTTATAATGCTGAGCAAAATAGTAGTAACTATGTAACCTCTGACAAGACAGGTGATATGTCAGTTACATATGAAAGTACAGAAAGCCAAAGACAGGTTTTGTCAAAGAAAATTAAGTCTGTAATTTATATGTGGCTAAGTGGTACAGGTTTACTGTACAGAGGTGTAAAGTGATTACTAATTTTAAATGTACTATATATCATTTTAATGGGGTGGGGTACAGTAAGTTTTATGTACCCCATTGTCATTGGCAAGAGAACAAGGCAAGTAATGTTATGAAAAGTGGTTTACAGAATGCTGACAGTGTAACTGTATATATACCACTTGATAGCCTTGTAATCACTCCTAGCAGTAGCTTGTTACCGGCTAATGATGTTTTCCCAGGAATGAAGATTGTGCCTAAGAAACTCTCACAAGACCTTATTGTAAAAGGTTATTGTGACTTTGAATTTAATAATACCGACCAAAAGACAGTATCGGAAAGTATGAAAGAGTTTAACAAGTCTTTTAGTTACAACACTATTATGTCAATAGACATCAAGGACTATGGTGCTAAAAGGTTACAACACATCAAGATTAGTGGAAAGTAGGTGAATGTATGATTATTAGTCAGCCACAAGATAACACAATTAACACACCTAACGGAAGTTTAAATCTTAAATGGCGTAGTGACTTTGGTTCTTTAACTGAAAAAGAATTTCAAAAGGCACAAAGGTTTGTAGACAATGAAGTTATAAGGCAGATGATACCATACACACCTATGGATACAGGCTTTCTGTTTAAGTCTGCCACAGTAGGTACAGTTATAGGTAGTGGTAAGGTTGTACAGTTAGGACCTTATGCAAGGTATTTATACTATGGTGTTGTTTATGGTCCTAATATTCCACTATACAAGAATGGTGAATTGGTAGGCTTTTACAGTCCACCAAAGAAATACCCTACCGGTAGAGAATTAAAGTATTCAACTGCTAAGCACCCTCTAGCCGGTAAAATGTGGTTTGAACGAATGAAAAAGGATAAGGAAGATGTTATCCTGAACGGTACTGCAAAAATTTTAGGTGGTAATGTGAAATGAACATAATTGAAGTAGTAAAGTCAGCTTTGCAGAGTTTTCCACAAATTAATGAAGTGTGTAATGAAATCTCTATTGACTTTACAGATGATACAATTGATAGTTACGGACTATCTTCAACAGGTGATACATTGCTAAAAGAAGATATTTTAGGTAATCAGACAAGACAACATAACTTTATTCTGTATGCAGTGTATCAGTCCGTTAATGACTATGACAGAATGGTAAATACAGGTGCTTTACTCTCACTTCAAATGTACCTTGAACATTTTGCAGATAATCAAGAAGTTACTGTCAAGGTGGGTGACAAAGAGTATATAGGCACTCTAACAAAGTTAACTTGTTCAAATGGTATGATTTACGAAATACCAAATGGCAATATGAATAACGGTGTGGTATATCAGTTGCAGATTATATCACAATACAAAATTGATTTTTAATGAAAGAAGGTAATATTATGGCAGAAACAAAAGCAGTAAGTGGTACACCCGGCAAGTATTCAGGTAAGCTAAAAAGAAGTTACTTAATGCACTACATTGACGCTAGTTTTGGTAGTCAGACACCTAGTTGGTTTCTAATCGGTAGAGATATTGAGGAACTATCAATGGAACTAAATCCGGAGGCAGACTCAAAGAATATTCTTGACCAAACTATTGATAATGGTTACGCACCAACTCTAGGTGTAGAAACATACTATGCAAACACAGAAGATGAAATCTTTGACAAGCTAAAAGACATTGCTATGAATAGACTTACAGGAGAAAATTGCAGAACAAAAATTCTTGAAGTACTTATTGATAACAATGCTACTATTGATGCATCAGGTGCAGTTACAGGTGCTAGTGCTTGGGTAGAGGATTGTTTTGTAAAGCCACAGTCTTACGGTGGTGCAGGTGGTAACAATAGTGGTGTAAATATTCCTTACAATGTTTCGCTTGAAGGTAATCGTCAGAAAGGTACTGTTGCTATTACTAACAAAGTACCAACATTTACAGCAGTATAGGAGAAGTCTAATGAACAATTTAAGTTTTGATGTTGGATATAAAGAATATTCTATTAACGGTGATGAAAGTAGAATTTTGCGTATTAAAATGACCGATTATGCGATTTTTGATAGATTCACAAAAGGAATGAAACAAATTGATAAGATTGCAAAAGAATATGAAAATTCTACTGCAAATACATTTGATGAGGCTAATAATCTTTTCGTAAGTGTAGATAGAAAAATCAGAAAACAAATAGATTTCATTTTTGATGGTGATGTTTCTGATATTATATTTGGTAATACTAACTGTATCAGCATTGCCGGCGGTAAGCCTGTTTTTCAGAATTTTTTAGAGGCAATTCTTCCTTCTATAAAAAAAGATATTGGGGTAGAACAACAAGAAATCGCTGAAAAGGTACATAAGTACACATCTAAAGTAAAATGATTGGTGAACTTCCTAAAAGCCTTGAAATTGACAATGCAACATATGAAATTAATTCAGATTTCCGTGTTGCATTGTTAATATTTCAAGCATTCAATGACCCTGAACTAGACCAATATTGTAAGGCTTTAGTATGTCTGAAGTGTTTGTATAAAGAAGTACCGGCTAATACAGAACAAGCTATTAAAAAAGCAATGTGGTTTCTTGATGGTGGAGATATTCCAAAATCTCAAAATCAAAGAAAAATACTTGATTGGGAACAAGATGAAAGTATAATCTTTCCGGCTATTAATAAAGTAGCCGGTTACGAAACAAGAGAAGTTAAGTACCTTCATTGGTGGACTTTTCTAGGTCTATTTAATGAAATTGGAGATGGCTTGTTTTCACAGGTAATGAACATTAGAGGTAAGAAGTCTAAAGGAAAGAAACTTGAAAAGTGGGAGAGAGAATTTTACAGTACCCACAAAGAGTTAATAGACCTAAAGAGAAAAGCTACTTCACAAGATGAACAACAGGAATTGGATTTTATTAATAGTATATTTTGAATATTTATAAAAAATATGTTGACTTTCACCGAATTATGATTTAAAATGTAATAAAATTATAAAAATGAGGTGAAATTTCACAATGAATAATTTAATGAAAAATTCTCAAAAACATAATGGGACTAAGAAACCGTTTTATAAGAAGTGGTGGTTCTGGGTTATTGTTGTAGTTATCGTTATTTCTATCGGAGCCGGTTCTGCCCGTAATGGAAATAGCAGTAAAGATACTGATAATAAAGAAACAACAACGGTTAGTACCAGTGCAGTAGAAACTACAACAGTGCAACCAACAACAAAGGCAAAAAAGAAAGTATCAGCTAAAGCTTACAAAAATAATTGTAAGACACTTTCTTTCAAAGATTTGTCCAGAAATCCTGACAAACATAAAGGTGAGAAACTAAAATATACAGGTAAGGTTATTCAGGTACAAGAAGATGAACACTGGCTTGATGACAATACTACTGTTGATTTAAGAATTAATGTTACTAAAGACGAATATGGTCTTTGGGATGATACTATTTTTGCAACTGTTGAATTACCAAAGAATGCAGATAGAATTCTTGAAGATGATATAATCACCATTTGGGGTGAATGTGACGGTAAGTATTCTTACACATCAGTCCTTGGTTCTGATGTTACATTGCCAAAGATTAATATTGAGTATTACAGTGTAAAATCAAAATAAAAACTAGCCACTCTGTGCGATAGAGTGGCTTTTTTTATGCGTACATCAAGTGGTGTACGCATTTTTTATATCCATTTTTAGGAAGGAGGGGTTGTATGGCAAGTGATGGTTCTCTTATATTTAATACACAAATTGATAAAAGTGGTTTTAATAAAGGTACTCGGACAATATCTAATGGATTAGGAACTTTAAAATCTTCCTTTGTAAAACTAGGAACAACAGTGGCTGCTGTATTTAGTATTAGCAAACTTATATCTTTTAGTAAAATAGCACTTAATACAGCATCTGACTTAACGGAAGTACAAAATGTTGTTGATACTGCGTTTGGGTCAATGAGCAATAAAATGGAGACTTTTGCCAATAAGGCAGTTAATAGTTTTGGTATTTCAAAATTAACTGCAAAACAAACCGGTTCAACTTTTATGGCAATGGCTAGAGGTATGGGTTTAGCCGAGAAGAATGCAAGTGATATGTCTATTGCTTTAACGGGTTTATCTGCTGATATGGCATCATTTTATAATGTTGACCAAGAAATATCTAGTACTGCCCTTAAATCCATCTTTACAGGTGAAACAGAAACATTAAAACAGTTTGGTATTGTAATGACTGATGCAAACTTACAGGCTTTTGCATTATCACAAGGTATAACAAAATCTACTTCAGCAATGACACAAGCTGAAAAAGTACAGCTGCGTTATAATTTTGTAATGCAACAAACACAATTAGCGCAGGGTGACTTCGCTAAAACACAAGGAAGTTGGGCAAATCAAACTCGTATTTTGTCAGAAAGATGGAAAGAACTGGCTGGGACAATAGGAACAGTACTAATTAATATACTTCTTCCGGCAGTAAAAACTATAAACGATGCATTATCAAGTTTAATAGCTTTTGCAGATAAAGCAGTAAAAAGATTATCTAAAATGTTTGGATGGAGTGAGGATACATCTAATTCAACATCTAATATTAGCAAAAATGCACAATCAAGTGCAGATAATATAGATAAATCTACTAAAGCTCAAAAGTCATTGACTAAAGCCGTAAACAATACAACTAAAGCAAATAAAAAGAATAATAAAGAATTAAAAAATGGTATTGCAAATTATGACCAACTAAATATTCTATCCCAAAATACAAGTTCTAATAGTGCTAAAAGTGATAATGCTAATGGTAATTTAGTTCCAATGAATACCACCAAATATCCTAATGCGGGAAGTGGAATTGGGAAATCTGTTGGCAAAGGTATTTCAGATAGCTTAACTAATGCTTTAAAAGATTTGTACAAAAAATGTGGATTTGATACCTTTTTAAATAACATTCAAAAAGGTATTAATTCTGTTGATTGGTCGGCTATTGGAAATAATTGCAAAAATATTTTTAAAAAATCAATACCAATAGCCAAAGCTTACTTAGAACAAGTACAAAATGTCAGCAAGGCAGCTTTAGGAGCAGTTGGTTCATTTGTTGGTGGTATAGTTCAGGTGGGAGGTAAGCAATTACAGACCCTAACAGGTGGTATTAGTAAGTGGCTTACAAAGGATCAAGAAAAAATAATAGGATTTATCAACACTATTGGTACGCACCTCTCAAATGGGTTTGATAATTTATCAACTTTCTTTGACGGAGCATTTGGCCTACTGGGTGATAGCATTGATAGGGTTAGACCAACTATGGAAAATGCAATATCTAATTTGCTATCAGGTATTACAGATTTAGCTGGTGGAGTTGGTACAATAGTATCTGATAGTTTTGAAATTGCAACAGGAAAATTAGTTGAATGGGTTGAACAGGATAGTGAAACTATTGGGACATTTTTTGATAATATTCAATTGCAGATTGCTGATGTTTTATCTTTAGTGGGTACTGTTTTTAGTGACATAGGTACCTTCTTATCCGAATGGTGGGAAAGTGACGGCTCATCTGTGTTTAGTAACATATGCGATATGTTTACAAATATTGGTACTACTCTTATGAATGTTTATAACGAATGGATTAAACCGGCATGGGACGCTATTGTTGATGTTTTTAAATCAGCCTGGGATAATTACTTAAAACCAATCTTCGAAAAGGCAGTCTCATTTTTCGGAAAGTTAGGGGATTGTATTTCAGCAATTTGGAATAACTTTTTATCACCTATTGTTAATTTTCTTGTTAAAACTTTTGGACCTGTTTTTACAAATATCTTTAAGGCCATTGGTGGTGTGTTTAACACAGTATTCACTGTAATTGGTGATGTTGTCGGTGGTATTTTAGATGCTCTTGGGGGGTTGCTTGACTTTATTACAGGTATTTTTACTGGAGATTGGAAAAAGGCTTGGAACGGTATCAAAGACTTTTTTAAAGGAATTTGGGATGGCATTTGGGGCATAATCAAGGGTGTTATCAATTTAATTATTGATGGTATTAATATGCTTTGGACTGGTATTTATAATGCAGTGTCGGCTATCGTTAATGCAGTTGGTGGAATAGCCGGTGCTATCGGTGATGTGTTTGGGCAAGATTGGAATTTTTCCATGCCTGAAAAAGTTCCGTTAATTCCTAAGTTAGCTACCGGTACTGTTGTTCCGGCATCTCACGGTGAATTTTTAGCAATGCTTGGTGATAACAAAAGAGAAACTGAGGTTGTTTCCCCATTATCAACAATGAAACAAGCATTTTTAGAGGCTATGGCTGAGGGTAACTTTGGTGGTAATGATAAGGATATTAACCTTACCATTAATCTTGATGGTGAAGTTATATTCAAAGGAATGGTTAATAAGGACAGTGACTACCGTAAAAGGTTCGGCAAGTCTGCATTTGCATAGGTAGGTGATTTTATGGCTAATTTTGATTTTGATAAATTTAACGGTACTCTAATTTATATTGGTAAAGTAGTAAACGCAAGTGAAGTTGATTATACACCATTCCCACACGACCTGATGGCTAAGGAATCATATCAATCAACACCACTACAAAGAACTGAACTAAAAGCCTATAGAGATACCAAGAATAAGTTACATAGAGTCACCTCACCAAACTATAAGTCTAAAATAGTGTTTCAGACAATACCACTTCACCTAAAACAACTAAAGTCAATCAGGAAAATACTTAACAATGCTTTTATTCACAAGCAACAAAGAAAGCTATATGTAATGTATTGGGATGAAGAATTAATGAAGTATCGCAAGATGGTTTGTTATATGCCTGATATTACATACACAACAAAAGTAATTAAAGGTACAGACATAGAGTACAAGGCTCTTGAACTTACCTTTATTGAGTATTGAGGTGATGTGATGATTACAGTAGATAGCAAAATTAAGGACCATATTATTAATGACCTTGTGGAAAATACAGTTGAAATTCTTTTTCCTAATAACTCAGATATAGCAACAATCACAATGGATAATATTGTTGAAGAAAGTATGACCCTCAAACAGTCAATATGCAGTGAAAGTACATTGAAGTTTGGGGGTTGCATAGCCTCTGAGTTTACTATTTCTGTGTGCGATACTGAGGATAGAATTTTCAGTAATAAATTAAAAGGCAAATGGATATATGTTAGACTAACTCAAAGTTATCTAGGTGACTATATCTATCCGTCAAGTACTCTGTACCCATCAGCTAAAATCTATCCCGGTAGGCAGGTACAAGAAAAAACATGGAATTTGTTTTGTGGTTATGTTGATAAGTTTCAGCGTGATGGAGATGATAAGCACATTTATAAACTTACTGCATATGACTATATGGCAAAGCTGAACCAAAAAAATGGAACAAAAAGTTTATTTGAAGAATGGCAGAACGCTACATTCAGACCACTAGGAACTGTAATGTCTGACTTTATTAACTTAACTTATCATCCATCAGTAAGTGAAACATCAGGTATTTTAACAAACACTTTTAGTACCTATGGAATTAATTACAAAATCTATAATTTTAAAACTAGGAATGGTCATTGGTTATTGGATAAGAACAATCTAGTAACATCCGGTAGCGTACTAAGGGATTGTTGTGAAATGATAGGTGTATTTGGTTTTATATCTCCTTTTTCTGATGCATTAGAGAAGAAAGGAGATACTGTAAAAGGCAATTTTGGGTTGGTTTATATATCACCTACAGACTCACCTGAAGTATATGACTTTTATGAGGATTTAAGCTATGAGGATTACATAGTAAAGGGCTATACTGATTTTAAATGGAAGTATGGTGGAAATCTTGACGGAAAGACAACCGAAAAAGAAACTACATTTAGACCGGGCAATACGGAAATACCGGACAATGAAACAAAAGTATATGACTTAACGAAAAATGTAATTTGCTGGCAGAATGAAGATATGAATACATCTAATTGGCATATACTTAATGACTTGTACAATTACAAGAATAATAAAGGTGACCCTAGTGACATTACAAAAAGGTTCTATAACTGTAGTTACACCCCATTTACTGCCACAACAGATGGCAGACCTTGGGTACAGGTTGGGGACAATGTACAGTTTAATGTGTATGAAACTGATGTAAACGGTGCTCCATTATACGAAAACGGTAAACAGAAAATGACAGTAGTTAGCAGTGTAATCTTGTCAAGAACCCTTAGTGGTATTCAAGCCTTGACAGATACACTAGAGGCGAAAGGAGAATTATAATGAGCTATAAAAAAGTAGGTTGGGAAGATAGCCCATCATCAAACACACCAATTTTGTCGGTAAGTTTGAATCAGATGGATGACGGTATTGAAAAAGCAAACAAAGGCATAGTCTTTAGCTATTCTGCAACCTTCACTTCTGATGGTGTGCTAAAGAACACAACATCAACAGAAGCATTAGGTACAGGTAGCTTTGCAACAAGTCAGACAGATATTGTAACAGTATTTGTTGCAGATAATGTTACAAAAATTAATAATGGTGCTTTTAGTGGATGTACCTCACTAAAGACAATTTATATTGATAACACAGTTGGCAATATGGATATTGTGAGTGGTTCAGTACCATCAGGTGTTAGTATTGTTTACTCAAATGATGATAACTTCATCAATGTAAATGAACTATTAGCAAGTGCTATTAAGTCGCTAAAGAAACAAGCAGATGCAGATAAGTCTGATTGGGAAAACAGAGCAACAAGTATTGAAACTCAGCACAAAACAGATGTACAAGCACTAACCGACAAGGCTAATAGCATTGTTGAACAGGCAAATACAGATAGGCAGAATTTTAATAACAGTGTTGATGAAATCAATACCAAGTTAGAAACTAAAGAAAATGTATCTAATAAGGTAAGTGTGATTACACATCCCAGTTTAGACTATTATCCTGACACCAAAGCAGTATTTGACTATGTGAACAGTAAGTTAGAAACACCTCTATCAGATATTGAAAGTGTGAAAGCTGATAAGCTTGATAAAGCTGATTTTAATAGTTATAAAACTACTAATGATACAGCAGTAAAGAAGAATGCTACGAATATTGCCCAACTAGACAAAAGCAAAGCAAATCTAGTGCAAAGTTATAATCTTTTTGATTGGTCTATTTTAAATGGTAAAACTGCCAATGGATTAACTGCAACGGCAACAGATGATGGAGGGTATCATATCACAGGTACACCAACGAAAAAATATGTGTCAATGTTAGTAAAGTCAATATCATTAGAAAATGGGGAGTATTACATTACTAGTGGTAAGACTACTAATAGACAAAGCAACTGTTATAGCCAAATCACATTAGTTGACAAAGATAAAAAAGAAACTTACTATTCTGAAAAGTCATTTACGGTAAGCAACGAAAATCTGAGTGAAATTATACTGTCAGTCCAAACTGGTACACTTCTTAACTATATTGATGTAGTCTTACACCCTTGCTTATGCAAAGCTAAATATAAAGATAATATGCCTCTATCCTACAATATCGAAAGAAGTACATTAGAGTTAGCAAATCAATTACAGCCTTATATTTGTAATACTATGTCTAATTCGCAAATTAAAGTTACAACAGACAAGTCAACTAGCATTGTGCTTAATGACAGTAGTGATTGTAACATTGTTGGGTTAACTTTGTACGGTAAATCAACTCAAAGTGCAATACCTACACCAACCAATCCCGTTGCTATTAATAGTGTTGAAAATCCAAGTATTACATTTAGTAATAAAAAAAGTTCTCAAAACTTGCAATTAAACTATATATTAAGAGGTGTAGACAATACTTGTGATGTGTTGACAATTAATAGTGACGGCACAGGCTTTATCACAGAAAAATTACAGCAGTTAGTTTTGCTGAGTAGTGATTTTGATAATCTGAAAGAAAATCCAAGTGGCACAAACACCCATAGATGTACATTAACATTATCAAATTCAACGCAATGGGCTAATAGTTCTGTTAAATATGCACCACTTTGTAATGTACTTCAATTCTTTGCTTTTGCCGGTACAGAAAAATATCCTTGTTTTGATATAAGAACAAATACATTGTATGTTGACTTAGGTTTATCACTTAACGATACAAAAGCAACACTAAAGAATTGTGCTGATGAAAATAACGGTATTGTTTTAGTTGGGGTAAAGCAAACACCGACAGTTATAAATTTAACTAATGAACAAATTAATGGATTTTTGAATTTACATATGTATTATCCAAGCACAACTGTTGTATCAGACTGCGACAGTCAGCTAACTTATATTGCTGATACAAAGAATTACATTGACAACAAGTTTAATGAGTTAGCAACGGCTCTTGTTGCACACGAAAGTGAGGTGATGTAATA